AGAGTAAGATATGGCGACTAGCGGAACTACTACATTTAATTTAGATTTAACTGAGATCATGGAAGAAGCCTTTGATCTTTGTGGTGTATCTATGATGTCAGGTGGAGACTTCAATACTGCCAAGCGTGCCTTGAATTTAATTTTTCTTGAATGGCAAAACAAAGGTCTGAACCTTTGGAAAGTAGAACAAGGCTCGGTAAGTCTAGTAGCTGGTACAAGTTCTTACGCAGCAAACTCTGCAGCATTAGAAATAGTAGATGCTTTTATTAGAACCGATGCAAACGATACTGATAAACAAACAGATACAAAGTTAAGAAGAATATCTAGAGTTGAATACAACCATCAAGCAAAAAAACTAACGCAGTCTAAACCTACTCAGTATTATGTTGATAAAGGTACATCTGATATAAATTTAGTAGTTTGGTCTACTCCAGACTCAGCACAAACTTATACTTTATTCTATGACTATATTAAAAGAATTGAAGACGCTGGTGCAAATGCAGATACAAATCCTGATGTACCTGCTAGATACTTGCCTTGTTTAACTTATGCTTTGGCTTACAACATAGCATGCAAGTATCCAGAAGCTTTTAATAAAGTTAATATGATCAAAGCTAGATATGATGAGCTTTGGCGTGAAGTTTCAGAATCAGATAGAGAGAGAGCAGCAATAAAATTTGTACCTGATTTAGGAGCATATTAATGGCATATGCAGCAGGCAAAAAAGCTTTAGGAATCTGTGATCGCTGTGGCTTCACAGTAAAACTTAAAGACTTAAAATACGAAGTAAGAGATTCTAGCCGAACAGGTTTTAGAATTTGTACTAACTGTTTAGATGAAGATCATCCTCAATTAAAAATAGGGGATGTTGATACCTCAGAAAATATTTCTTTATTTAATCCTAGACCAGATACTGGTGAAAAAGACTCAACTACTTATTTTGGTTTCAATCCTGTTTCTAGTATAGGAAGTGTGCTTCGAGCTGAATTAGGTATAGCTAAAGTACAAACAGCAGTACAAGGCGGAGCTGCATCTAGCACACCTTTTACACTTACAAGTCTTTCAGCATCAGCTTCATTAGGAACAGCTACAGTTATATCTAATGTTACCGAAGTAGCAGTTACAGGTAATACTAGCACCGGTGCAATAGGTTCAGTAAATACTTTAACAGGAGCAACCTTTGCGGTAACTGTTGCTGCTTACTATGGAGCAAATAAATATTACATAGATGGCACAAGGCAAGCTACTGTTACTTTAAGTGAGGGTGCGACATATACCTTTGATCAATCTGACTCAAGTAATGCTGGACACCCATTAAGACTTTCCACTACTTCTAATGGCACGCATGGTGGTGGTTCAGAATACACGACTGGAGTTACAACAAATGGAACTCCGGGATCAGCAGGAGCTTATACTAGAATTACTGTAGCAGTTGGTACGCCAACACTTTATTATTACTGTTCGATTCATTCAGGAATGGGTGGTCAAGCTAATACACCATAACACTATGACTTATTCAGAATTAAAAAATTTAATACAGAACTATTTAGAAAACTCAGAAACTACCTTTGTTAACGATCTGCCACAAATAATTAAACAAGCAGAAGAACGAATACTTAAATCAGTCAAGCTGCCTAACTTTAGAAAAAATGTACAAGGTAATTTAACTGCTGGTAATCAATATCTTTCTACACCAAGTGACTTCTTAGATAATTTTTCTTTGGCAGTTATCTCAGGTACAACGCAAAACTTCTTATACTTTCGTGACGTAAACTTTATTAGAGAAGCTTATCCTGATACCTCAACACAAGGACAACCTAAAAACTATGCGTTGTTTGATGACGATACTTTTATTGTTGCACCAACACCAAATGTAAATTACACCGCAGAGTTGCATTATTTTTATAGACCAGCTTCAATAACTGCTGGTGCTGACTCAGGAGAAACATGGTTATCTAAAAATGCCAGCAATGCTTTATTGTATGGCTGTCTGATAGAAGGTTATGCTTACATGAAAGGTTCACAAGATTTACAAGCCGAGTATGAAAAGAGATATTTCCAAGCAGTTTCTAGATTAAAAAATCTTGGCGAAGCAGACAATACTATAGATACTTATAGTGCTGGACAACTTAGACAACAGAGGACTTAATGTTAAGCGTAGATAGTAAACCAGAAATAGGATCAGTAGATGTTGTAACCACATCAAACAAAGGTTTGAGTCCAGAATATTGGACTGAAAGGATACTTGAGCGAATCGTTTCTATAAGTGAAACAGCCGACCCTATGGTCAAAGCACAGGCTGAAGCATTTAAAGAATCTATTGCCCAAGTAATTTTAATTTACATTAGACAAGCAATTGCAAGTGACAGAAGTACAGTTGCTGGTCTGTTAGAAAAACAAGGTCATAAAGATATGGCTGATATTATAAGGAGGCTATAATGGCAATCTCTCAAGCGATGTGTACTTCATTTAAAAAAGAACTTTTAGAAGGAGTCCACAATTTTAAAAACTCAGGCGGTAGCACTTTCAATCTTGCATTGTATACAAGTTCTGCATCTTTGGGTGCAGCAACAACTGCGTATACAACAAGTAACGAAGTCTCAGGAACTGGTTATACTGCTAAAGGTGGTGCATTAACTAGGGTTGATCCAACCACTAGTGGCACAACTGCCTTTACAGATTTTGCAGATTTAACTTTTTCTAGTTCTACGATTACAGCTAATGGTGCATTGATCTTTAATGATAGTGCTTCCAACGATGCAGCAGTTGCAGTCTTGGCTTTTGGTGGCGACAAGTCATCTACCAATGGCGACTTTACAATTCAATTTCCAACAGCAGACGCTTCAAACGCAATTATAAGAATTGCATAAATGGCACTCGTACTCAACGATAGAGTAAAAGAAACCACTACCACAACTGGCACAGGTACATTAAACCTTGCTGGTGCAGCCACAAACTTTGAAACTTTTGTAGCTGGGATAGGTAATGGCAATACAGTTTACTATGCTATCGTTCATCAAGATCAAGCAGAATTTGAAGTAGGTCTCGGTACTGTTACCGATGCTACTCCTGATACTTTGTCACGAACTACAGTATTAAGTAGTTCTAATAGTGACGGCTTAGTAAGTTTTAGTGCTGGTACTAAAGATGTGTTTTGTACTTTGCCGGCAAGTAAAACAGTCTTTGAAGATGCAAGTAGCAATGTCACTTTGCCCGGAACTTTAGATGTTGATGGTGGTATTACTGTCGATAACATTACCATAGATGGTACAGAAATAGATTTAAGTTCAGGTGATTTAACTATAGATGTTGCTGGAGACATTATCCTTGATGCTGATGGCGGTGATTGGGCATTTAATGATGATGGTACAACTATTGGAACTTTTGCCAATGTAAATAGTGGTGATTTTAGAATACGTTCTCATGTCTCAAATAAAGATATATTTTTTATGGGTCTTGATGGTGCATCAAACATTACAGCTCTTACCCTTGATATGTCTGAAGCTGGTAAAGCCACATTTAATAGCGGTGCAGCATTTAGTGGCAATGTGGATTTTGCAGACAATGCAATTATTGTGGTGGGGTCTGGAGACGACTTACAAATAAAACACGATGGCAATAACTCAAAAATTACACATACAGGAACAGGTGGTTTATATATTGGTGCAGATACTTTTGCTTTGCAAAATGGAACGCATGATGAAAACTTTGTTGTCATGGCAGACAATGGTGCAGTAGAGCTTTATCACGATAATAGTAAAAAAATAGAAACAACTGCAACTGGAGTTAGCGTAACTGGCAATATTGCTAACGCATCAGGTGACTTAACTCTTGATGTTGCTGGTAGAATTGATTTAAGTGCTGACGATAATGGCGAAGTAAGATTATTTGATGGCTCTTCTCAGTATGGTCAATTTAAAGACGATAGTGACCGATTAAAAATACAATCAATGATTTCTGATGCTGATATGTTGTTTGTTGGTAATGATGGTGGCTCAGAAGTTACAGCTTTACAACTTGATATGTCTAATGCTGGTAGAGCAACCTTTAACGAGAATATTGTATTAGGCGATAATGGCAAAGTAGAATTCGGAGCTGGAGCTGATATGACTATTCATCACGATGGCAACAATTCAAAAATAGAAGATAATGGTACGGGTGATTTAATATTAGATAGTAATTCAGATATTATTCTTGATGCTGATGGTGAGAATATAAAATTTAAAGACGCTGGAACTGAAGTAGGACAGATTGATTTAGGTTCTCAGAACTTTACATTTAGGTCACAAGTTGATGACAAAGATATAATATTTAGAGGACAAGATAGTACTTCGGAAATTGTTGCCCTTACCCTTGATATGTCTGAAGCTGGTGCAGCGACCTTTAACAACAACGTCACAGCTTTCTCAGATGAAAGACTAAAAGATAATATTGAAACACTTGAAGATGGTTTAGACAAAGTTGAACAACTTAGAGGTGTGACGTATACCAGAGATGATAGAGAAGAAATAGGTGTCATAGCTCAAGAAGTAGAAAAAATCTTACCAGAAATAGTTAAAACAGCAGATGATGAAATGGGTACTAAGTCGGTTGATTACAGCAGAATAACTGCGGTATTGATTGAAGCAGTCAAAGAACTGTCTGCAAGAGTCAAAGAACTGGAGAATAAATAATGACATTACCTACAAGTGGAGCATTGTCTTTAAACCAAATTCACGTTGAAGCCGGTGGTTCTTCTGGCACTACAGCTTCTTTAAATGACACTGACATACGAGGTTTGACAGCAGCTTCTGGCAGAACTATTAATAGCACCCAAGGAACTAACGTAGATTTTGCAGATTTTTATGGTGCTTACCAGTTAGTTACAGACTTAAATGCTAGCGGTACTTGTGGTATAAATTCTGTCACGACTGGTTCTGGTAAATATGCAGTTACTACTTTTTATTATGGAATAGGCACAACTTTTGCAACTGCTAATATAGGTTCTTGGTCCGATCAAAACTTAGCAACCCCTAGTGGAGGAGCTTTTAAAATTTACGATCTTTTTTCTTCTTCTCTATATCCCATTATACAGCTAGTTGTAGATAGCAGTGCTGGTCAGGGCTTAACTTGGAGTGCTTTTAGTGGTTATCGATATATAAAAAGTAGTTCTGGTACTATATATTTTGATAGTAATGCGGTAACAAACAATTCAGGGAATGGGCAACAATCAATTTATGGAACACAAAGCGGTGCTTCTAGTGGCACAAACGGAACATCTTGGTCTCACACAGTAATAAATGCTATGCCATCTTCTGGTAGCGTATCTTTAGTATTAAGTAATTAACATGAGTGAAAATAAAACCCAAGCAGAAATAGACCTAGAATTAGACCTATACATTGACAGAGATAAGTCGAAAGGTGTAAATCCAGAAAAAGTAACGAAAAGAGATAGCAGTTTAGAAGTCACAACGTCTGAGGAAATTTAATGTTTAGATTTGATTTTAATGTAAAAGACACTACTTGGCTTTATAACATTGATAACGAGTTTCAAACCACTGTAGTCGAAGGCAACGTAGGCGATGCCATAGAAAGAATAAATTTAGAAGATAATGTTAACGGGGATAATTTAACTTATGACACCGAAAGCAATAAGATTTTCCAAAGACCTAATCCAATAATTTGTATTCAAGGAGCTTTAGATAACGAAATGTATTGGACTACAGAAGATATAACCGCTTCTGATATTGAGCGTTTAAAAACATTGTGGGCTGATGACAAAATTAGAAGTGGCACATATACAGAAAGCGAAACAGCTAATGCAATAACGAATAAAAAGTTTTGTACTACCTATCAATTTGGCGAAGATTATGACGTGCTTTCTCCTAGATCAATAAAATGGAATTTAGCAGTGCCGGGAATAATGAAAGCAACAGCTTCACCAACAAGATTATTTTGTATGCTTAGTGATCGCACTGATTATGAAATTAAAGTTTTAGATATAGCTCCTGAAAATATTAAAGTTTTAGAAAGAGATCAAACTAAAACTCTTAGTTATGTTTTTTTTTCTCAAGATTGTGAATTAAATGAATCAAAAACAGTTGAGCAATATCAAGTTAGAAAATTAACAAGCAACAGTGTTAGTATTAAAAATAAAGGTACAATAACTGCTAGAATAATTTTAATGCACAGGTAATAAATATGTGGAATCCTGTAGCAATAGGCAAAAGCATAAATTTTCTTTTGACAGAGTTTGGAGATGGCAATGATCTCAAGCCAGAAACTAAAGATGAAAATGGCAAAGTAAGAATTAGTTACATATTAAGTTTGTATAGAGAACTTAATATACCTTTTGGTCCAATGATGACTTTGAAAAATCGCAGAACTAAAAAAGGTAGAGATGTTTGTTGGGGTCGTAAACACAATGACCCAGATTATATAGAGTCAGTAGTCATTCCAAAACTTATGAATTTTGATTATCTTAAAAGTTTGCCAGCAAATACTATAGGTGCAGGCTACTATAAGATTGTTAAAGAATATGGTATCGAAGATTTATACAATCAAAGATTTTCACAAGAAGAAGCAAATAAATTTAAAGGTGCATACTCTTCTTTTGCAGAAGAGATAAGAGCAAATTGTTCAAGGCATATATTACTCACCCATGACAATTGGCATATATTGACTGGTTATAATACCGATACTTTAGGTGAAGCTTTGTTACAGACTATAACTGCAAGATGTTTTAATTTATATCAAGCACACTTAGTAGGATTTTTTGGTATGTTAAAAGTAGTCAAAGAGACTAAAAGCTTTTTACCCTTCAAAGCATGGCTTGAATGTCTAAGGTTATCAAAACAAATAGATAGTAGTTTTGTTTACTTTGGACCGCTTGAATTTATTGAGAGCGATGTAAACAAATTAAAAAAACAATTTAATATTAAAGAACCTAAAATTTACAATGAATATTACCAAAAATATAAGTTGGAACTTTCCAATACTAACTAAAATAAAAAAATATTATTTAAGTAATGGTCTGATTAAAACTTTTGCTTGGTTATTATTTATAGTTATAGGTACAAAAGTTGTTATAATTAATGGGGGAATAGGGTTTATAAATTATTTTTTTGGGGTTTTT